AGATGTATCAATACCTGTAAAGGTAGATGGTACTGCGCCTTTTCCTAGTTTATCTAATTCATTTAAAAAGGCTGTAAGTGAGCCTGTAAGTATCGGTGCTGGTTTATTTATTGTAACATTTTCTGCCATTATGCTCTAGCCTCCAAGTTGTGCATTAAATCATACATTCTCTTTGCACCTTTATTAACACTTCCTCCACCCGCTGCTCTAACTGCATCAGCAGTCATTACAAATTCATTTTCAGAAAGTCTAGCTGGTACATCATCAGCTCTTTCTCTTGATCCTATAGGAATAAATCCACCACCTCTATAGTCTGCTTCTATTCCTTTAGGTAAAACGCTTGGTACTCCACCTTCAGCTTTATTAATTCTTCCACCACTTTTTTTAAATCTAGCAAAATCAGTTGCTTTCATATATGACTCCTCTCTACCGGGTAAAACACTATATAAAACGTCTTCAAATTCTTCGTGGTAAGGATGTGACTTAGCTCGTGGATCTTTAGCTTCATAAAGTTTTAACCACGCCTGAAAGTCCGGAGTTCTTGTAATTTCACTGGCATCTAAATTATTTAATGTAATTTCTGCGTCTCTTTCATTTATAGCGTCTTCTCTTTTTTCTAATTCTTTTTCTTTATTTTCGTAATATTTAATTCTATCCATATCATCTTGTTCAGTTAATTTACCTTCAAAACCATCTTCATATTTGTCCATAATTATGTCAGATTGCTCTTGAAGATCCTCATATTCTTTTTTCCACCCTTTTAATTTTTCTGGCTCAGGAAACTTACCTGTTGTTTCTATATCTTCCTCTACCTTATCATAAAATCCTTCACCTTTACTTAGAAGACCACCATATTCGTCAAAGGCTTCAGAAAGAAATCTATCCTTACCAAAAGTTTGATAATATTCTTCCATCTCATTTCGCTTAACATTGTCAATTGCTGCTCCTATACCACCAAAAGCTAAACCAACTCTTCCACCAGATTTATATCCTGCTGCTTCAATTGCAGCTAAAATTTCTTCTTCTGTTGCGCCATACGCTTCCATAGATTTTCTGATCGCGGCTCTGTAAGCTGCATCAGTGTAGCCTGCTTCTTCAACAACTTCCTCATCTTCATCATCTTCAAGTCTCTTTCCTTCTGCGTACATTAAATCTGCTGTTCCTTGTGCTGCTGGAATTGAATATTTCATTAAACCAGGATCAGTCATAAATTTAGAAGTTTTTCCTAATCCGCTATAAATTTGTCCCATTGCCGTATCACCTGCTTTACCTGTAAAATATTCTGCTGCGCCTGGGATTCCCTCTTTAGCTTTAATACCTAATTGAGGAACTCCTTCTACTCCCGGTGTTCCTGGTGCAGTCATTACACCTGACAACGCTCCGAGTCCCGCTGATAATAAATTGATATCTCCTTCACTTCCTTCTTGAGCTAACTGACTACCAATATTTAAAGCTCCAGACATCATACCTCTTCTTAACATTTGTTGCATTAAAGTCTGGCCCCCTAATCCTCCGCTGTATAGCATAGGAAAAGCAGCTGCCGCATAAGGTAAGAAAGGCTTTACTTCATTAGGTATTATCTTGTCTAATACCTTCGATACTGGTTTGAATATTTTTTTTAATAATCCCATAGTTTCTCTTTAAATTAATAGTAAAAGGCAAGTGTGCGATACTTGTAAATGTGCGCGTATCATACAATTTACTAGGTTTTTAACCATTCGTCAATGTCCTATACAGTGTTAGTACCCGCACCCAAAGGTATACTTTGAATTTTAACGTGTACACTTCTTGATATATGCTCCTTTTTTGTATCAGTAAGTGGGCTGTCTACGTCAGCTTGTGCCTCCATATCTGACATATATTCTCTGCCAGTTCCTATGTGTTTAATCGTTACTTCTACTCTAGGTTTATATACCAGTATTTCTTGGCCTTTGACTATCTTCTTATCAAATGACTCTTCTTGTTCTACAAATGGCATTATCTATCCTCCCTATTTATTTCTAAAATTGACGCAATAACATCTACTGAACCACTCGTTGCATCTACTTTTATTATTTCACTTTCTTCCATAATTAAAGGTTCAGTTATAACTTGTTCTTTTCCTTTAGCACTTAAGCTCACATCTTTATCAACCATATAAGGTGTGGCTCCGGCATCCACTAATGTTACTTCAGCCGTGGCTGTAGAATTAGCATCTTCAGCTATTAAAATAGATTTAACAATAGCTCTTGAATTAGAAGGCACTGTATATAAAGCAGTGTTTACTGAACTTGTTAAACTTAATTTTGCATTCTTATATATATTTGCCATTAGCCTAATCCATACCAAGTATATCGTTCTTGGTCCTCTTTTTGTTGTGTTAAATACGTAGAGTTTAACTGTTCAATAATTGTAGTTAATGCTCTGTTAATTTGTCTTTGGTTATCTTCACTATATTCTTTTTTAGGTTCTGGTAATCTTACTACTATCTTTGCCATTATCGTCTCCCATCTGGTTGTAGATCAACTTGAAAAGTTCCGAATCTCCAGTTCTCACTGATCCCCGTATTCTCAATTTTTAAATTTGCATAACGTCCTCTTGCTCTTGTATCTATTTTTTCTGTGGTAGATGTAATAGTAAAAGGACTTAAAGATGTAGCTGCCATATTATCGGCTGGATAATCTGACACTCCGACCGTTACTTGATTATTTCCTTGTAAAACTCTGAAGTTAGGTAAGAATCTTCTCATAGCTAGAAATACCTCACTTTGATCGGGTTGTAAAGAAAAGCTAAAAGACTCAATAAAAGAAGTTAATATAGTAGTACTTCCATCAGGGTTAACTTGATCAGTTCCTATTTCGTGTTCAAATAAAACACTTCTTCCTAATCCTGATTCCCCAATTACTGTAGGATAACTACCTGATTGAGTGCTATCATAAGCAGTTGCATAAGGTTTTGGATAAACTAGTGAGTCAATCCAAGTTGTTCTAATTGAATTAGTATTAGTTCCTGTATACCAATTACCCATTGGTAAAGGATTTTTATTGGTTTCTCCATAATTAAAAGTAACATACCTGTCATTATAGGTAGCACCAGATGTTGGATACCACCAAGTTACTTCAGTAAATAAGTTATTAATTCCTGCACATACTTGTTGACCTTTAGTTGTATCGCAATCATCAAAGACATAATCTTCAACCGCGCACGGTAAAGAGTTTACTGTACCATCAAAAGAAAAGAATCCATTATTAGACATCCAATATGCAACACCATCTATTTCAACAGCTGCATTTTGTCCAATTAATCCACAGTTAGTTCCTACTTGTTCAAATCCAAATGTAAATGGTGCACCTACAAATTTCATTGCATAGAGTGCGTTGTCTGTCCAGACCAGAATATTTTCTTTGGCAACAACAGCTCCTACAATTTTAGTTCCGTCTTGTAGTCTTTGAGTTCCCGCTGTGTTAGTTGCTTCTACTGTGTATTCGTTAATACTTTCATCTGCAGAGAATCTTATAAACATATCATCTTGAGTGTCCGCGCTTCCTAGAGTTGTTTCTGTTCCTAAATGAATTAAGTGACGTGTTGTTGGTGAAATTAAAGTAACTCTCGTTGCGGTAGGATTACTATTCGTTGGATAACCTGGAGTAATTTGTGAAGCAGGAGTAGTTAATCTTGCTACAATAGATGAGTCCCAACTAAAAGTTTTTCCATTAGCAATAGTTGCAATCAATACATCTCCATAATTACTTAAAGACCATAGTCCTGGTTCCAGAGTAATGGTTGCTGCATCGGCTGCTTCTCCCCATCCACTCCATTTAGTAGCTTGTTGAACTTTTACTCCACTACTTGTGGTAGCTGGTGCAGTAGTTCCATCTTGACTTCTACTTACTGTAGTTAAATCTCCTGGAGCAGCGCTGGTGTTTCCAGTATAAGTTGCTAACTCACCTTGAGTTGCACCTGTAGAACTATAATCATCTCCAATATAAACTGTACCCGTACCTGTAAAAGCTGTTGAATTTACTAAAGTAAGAGTAGTAGAAGCTGAAGTAATACCTGCGTTTAAAGTAGAACTAGCAGAACCTTGAACGGTTCCGCCAAATTGAGTAACACCAAAACCATAACCATAACTTTGTGCTGCAGGACCCACTCTTTCATAAGGAGTTACATCACACGTCCCGCCACTTCCAACTCCAGTTGTAGTTTCTGTTCCGGTAATAACTGCAATCAAGTCACTTGTTAGTCTTGTTACTTGAAATAATTTACCTTCAAAAGCTGCATCTGTTAGACCAACCCCAACTGGAACCGTTACATTATCTAAATAAATAATATCACCTTCTTCTAAATTATGTGCAGCAGAAAAAGTTAAAGAAACTTCTTTAGTTGCATCTGCATTAGACATAGCAACAGTTGTAATTTTAGCTTTTGTAGGAGTAATGTCGTAAAGTTGACCTTCAAAATATATCAATAAAAATTTATCAGTACCAATAGCCACATATCTATTTCCGTCTTGGTCAACAAAAGCGTGCATTTTTCTTGCAACGCCTACGGCTGTATCATTTAATAAGGATTGCCAACCACCAACTTTTTCTGGTAATCCATATCTAAATCTAACATTGTCTGAATCGACCCAACGACCATCAGCTCCAACAGCAGTGTCTTGCTTGTCAATGCCAGGAGCAAACTTAATTTTCGTAAGCATCCTTAACTCCTATGATACACTATTTGACTTAATCTGCCAGCCCATATCGGTATTTGTATAATACCAAACGATACATTGATTGTTTGTATTCATATTATAATTACCGGTTCCTCTTTGAAGTTTTAAACTATTAGGATTAACTACACATTGATTTGTTCCAAATCCCACTCCTGTTATTGAAGCATCCATAATTGTAACTTCATCCCCCATAGCTGGAGAAGCTGGAAGGGTAACTGTCACTGAAGCGGTTGCAGCTCTGATTAAAATAACATCGCCCGCGACTGCTGTGTAAGCAGTAACACTAGCAGAATCAATTTCTTTAACACCCGGTTGCATAATAGGCATATAAGCAGCTGGTGTTGCGCCAACTGAATAAATTAAACCATTAGCGCCTGTAGGTACATTGACATAAGTCGATGCACTTTGACCTGTAGTAAAAATTTGTACTGTATAATTATTTGTTGTTCTGGCTGTTGCGTCTTCAACAAAGAAGACTCTGTTAGCTGTTCCCCCGGTTGTAGTAGCTGGAATTTCTAATAAAGAATTTCCACTTAATGTACCAATTAACTTGATGTACATATGTTTTCCATTAGCTGTATCAGATCCATCAGCTAAACTTAACGTCGTAGTTCCTGTACTTAAAGTGACTTCCGTATACCCCGTAACAGATGTTTGTAATACTTTTAAATTAGTGTTTGTAATTGTTCCCCATAGACCAGCTTTTTCACCAGTTGCTACAAGTTCCATTGATATGTCTTTTGAATAAGTTGATGCCATAATATTAATAAGGGTCTATTGGTGTCCAAACCATAGTTGCTCCCGGAATGATTTCATTCCAAGTAATTACTCCTGATTCTTTTGTTGTCAATACTAATGGGACTTTATCTGGTGTCACATTTGCATTTCCGGTAATAGTAACAGTTCCTGATCGAATAATCAACTGATTTCCAAGACCAGAATCTATGACTGCATTACCTGAAACTGTAACAGTTCCTGTACCTAAAACTAATGGATTTTTTCCAATAGTTGTTAAATCTACGTTAGCATTACCACTAAGAGTAACGCTCCCCGTTCCGAGAACAAGAGGGTCTGCTCCTGAAGTCTGAGTAACTGAAGTAACTTCTTGACCAACTGGTCCAATAGTAATGACCAGTCTATTTTTTTCTGCTACAACTGTAACATTTCCTTCCGTACCTGAATACGAAAAGGGAAGTTCTGAAAATGCGCCAAATCCTAATAACATATATAATCCTTAGAAGGAGACAGGGGGTATGTGGTGGTGCCCTGCCTCCATCAAAGAATCCC